TGATCGAAAGGGCGTAGGCATTGTAGCCGATGAGGCTGCCGTTGCCGAGCCAGTGCCGGTTTTGCTGGTATTGGTGCCAGTGCCCGAAGAGATCAAGGTCGGCTCGGTTGGGCGACTTATTCCATGAAGCGATTGCCTTTTCGGTAGGGATCGTGAGGCCCCCGATGCCGCCTTGAAATTTGAGGCCGTCGCCGTGGTGGAAGCGGAGGCGGCGGTCGAAGACCGTCATGAAATTGAAGTAGCTGTCGGCGATTTGAAATTCGATTTGCTGGTCCTCGGCGAACCGGCCTTCGAGGATGCGATACAGCAGCCACTCGTAGCTGTGCGCGGCTCCGGTGGCGTGGCGGGGCTTGACGGTGGTGCGTCCGTGGTTCCCGTAAGAGGTCGGGATCAGGATGCGTTTGAAGTGGGGCTTGAGCGTGGCGAGGCCGTCTGCGAGGCGGTCTTGCAGCCAGAGGATGACTTGGGTGGGGGTCTTGCTGTTCGACTCGGCGAGTTCTTCGTGGATCATGCCGGTCATGAGGTCGCCGCCGAGCCAGAGGATGAGGTCGTCGATCTTGGCCCCGTGGCGCTCGATCTCGGTGAGGCGGGCGATGGTGCTGAAAAATTTCTCGATGCGGGTCTTGGCGATGGGGAGGCGGTATTCGTTGAGGCCGTTGACGCTGGCGGATTCGACCGTTTCCTCGACATGCCAATCGCTGGCGAGCGCGATGGCGACGGCCTCGGCTTTGTCGCTCATCGAGACGGAGAGCGGGTGCGGGCGGATGCGCGTCTTGCCGAGCGAGAGCGCGATGCCGAGTTGCTTCTCCAGCGACTCAACGCTGGCTTGGTATTGCGCGAGCTTGGCTTTGAGGCTGTCCACCTCGGTCTTGTGGGCTTTGTCCGCTTGCTCGCGGGCGATGCTGCTCCAGGATGTTTTCATTCGTCGTCCTCCTCGTCTTCGTCTGGCTCGTAAGGCCACAAGATTTCGTCGGCCTCGCGGCAGAGGGCGCGGGCGGCGTAGTCGTTGCCGAATTTTAGATCCATGTAGAAAGTCTCGCCCTCCGCTTCCCATGAGACGATGCAGAGGCCGACATCGAAGTGCTCGGCGAGCAGGTCGCGGACTTGGAGCATGACGGCCTCGCGGTCTTTCGGTGGGGAGGTTTTGGGTTTGCGCAGGCGGCTCATGCTTCCTCCTCGACGAGTAGGTAGGGGATGGTCTTTTGACCGGCGCGGTCTATTTCGGAATAGACCATGGCAATGAAAGACTCCCACTGGCTGGGGTAAATGGTCTGGCAGCCTTCGCTGCTAGTCGTGCGATAGCCGCCTTTGTGGATGTTGATGGCGATACCCATGCTGTCGCCTTCGTTGTCGCGGTGGACGGGGAGTTGTTCGCTAGGCGTGGCGGGCCGCAGGGCGGGGTAGCCGCCGCCGGGTTTGCTCAGGCCGTGTTTGCCTTTGCGGTAGCGGTGGACGCCGGGTTTCAAAACGGCGATGCCTTGGCGGCGGATCGACGGATCGGTGTTGGCATTGAAGGTGGCGTAGGCATTTGGGGAGACGAGGAAAATGGCGTCGTCGTAGATGCCTCGGTCGTTTTTTCCCGACAATCCCATGGTGTCTCGGTAATACCCGCGAATACCCACCAGCGCCACGGCATCATCCACGCGGGCCTTGGTGAGCAGGGCTTGCGTCTTGGACTTCGCTTGCTGTGGGCGGCTCGGGGGGAGCATCAGGGGTTTTAAGATTTAAGAATTAAGTTCCGCTTCTGTGCTCTCTGTGTCCTCTGTGGTCATTTGTCCTTGAGCGCGGGGATTTCGGGGAGCTGGTAGGTGAAGCGCCCGTAATCGGTTTCGAGCGAGACGCCGAGGGTGGTGCAGCCGGTCAGAAAACTGATGGTCACAAAAATGTAGCCGATCAGCAGGGCCATCGCAGAGACCTTGGCCGGGGCGCTCATTTCTTCTCGTTGCGGAAAATCTCTACCAGCGCGATGACCGCTGCCACGGCGCTGCCGATGGCTTCCCAATGCTGGGGCGAAAGGCTCAAACCAGCGAGGCCACCGAGGACGGCGAGGCCGCGAAAAGTGGACGGTTGTTTTAGGAGGAATTTATTCATGGGGGTGCTTTTTGTTGCGGAGGATTGCGTAGAGGGAGGCGAGACCGACCGCACAACCGATGAGGAGTGAGGCAATGCGGAGCCAGGCTTCCAGCTCCGGCAGCATGGAAAGCGTGATGCCGCTCGCCGTTGCAAGCAGGCCGGTGAAGGAGGCTGTGGCTTGGTGAGTGTCCATTAGCTGAGGGCGGCGGCGAGCTGGGCTCCAGTCGTTGCAACGGTCGAGCACTGCGCCAAACGGGTTGTCTCGAGCAGATCTGTCTTTGCTTTGATGGCCGAGATGTCGCTGTTTGCTGGCGCTGTGTAGGACGATCCAGCAAGGCGGGTGCTGATGGCTTGGTCCACTCGGGCCAGCTCAGTGGAGAGCTCGGAACGCACGGCTGCTGCCACCGTGCTGGCTGATGGGGCGGTGACTCCGGCGATGGCGGCTTCGAGGAGGCTTTGGTCTGCTGGATCGCTCGGGAGGCTGTCTGTCTTACTCTTGATGGCCGAGATGTCCGAGTTTGCTGGCTCGGTATAACCCGAGGAAGCGAGGCGGGTGCTGGTGGCGGCGTCGAGGTTTTCGACTCCTGCTCGGCCAAGAACCCAGAGGCTCGGGATGTGTTGGCTGTCCACCGTTGAGTCGGTGGTCTTGAAAATCGCGGCGTATTCGCCTTCGCTGCTGTTGTTCGAGGAAAGCGTGTAGGCATAGAGCCCGCCGCCGAGGGCGGTGGCGCTGCCGCCGGTGACGATTTGCGTGCCACTGGGATCGTAGATGTCGATGGTTACGGTCAGGCCGGTTTTGCCTTGTTTGCTCGCAGTGTAAAAGGCGAGGAATTTGACGGAGTTTGAGACTTGTTCGATCATGGTGTGGGTTGGTTAGATTTCTTCGGGTTGGGGCAGGAGCGGGAGGACTTGGAACATCGGGAGGACTTCGACGAGCGGGAAAAGCTCGCGGGGGAGATGCGCGAATCCGCCGGAGTAGAGGCCGCCGGGACCGACTTCGGTCAGCAAATCCGCGCAGAGCATTTTGCGGCCATCGATAAGATCAACGGGGAGTGCCACAAATTGGGAGCCATGCTCTTCTTGGATGGCGGAGAATTGCGCAGCGAGTTCGGAGCTAAAAACGAGCGCAAGGTTTTTTGCGGCTTCGTAGCTAATGGGCTGTTGTATGAGGTCGGCGAGTGTCATGGTATAGCGGCAGCGAGTGCGGTCATGAGGTTGGATACGCGTGAGTCGAGGAGTGCGAGGTCGAGTGATTCGCCGATGGAGTAAAACGCAAGGCGACCATTTGAGCGGTTACTAATCGCTCCATTAACATTTCCGCCGTAAACAAAAAGGTTGCCATTATATGTCCCTGTTGGTGCGCCTGTAGAATTTCCAGTCGCTCCAGCCCATCGCCAGTTGTAGCTATTGCTCGCCGTCCTTGAAACGCCCGCTAACCCTGTGCCAGTTCGGTTTGAATTTGGGGCCGTTGCAGCATTTCGGATTGAAAATCCAACATTCGTAATAATCGCGCTGGATACAGTGGGAGTCGGCGTTGTTCGCACCGCTCCCATATAATACAAATTACTAGCGGTTGCGGGTGTTGATACCCATATAGCAAGACTTGCGTTATTTTGGGGGTCGGAATCGGCAGCGCGATTGGTGTTTAGGTATTTAGTTGAGGTATTTCCAATCAGACCAGTTTTGCGGTTATAATCGCCAGAAACGAAACTGACAGGCGTGGGCGCAGTCCCTACCAATGGCGTTAATGCGCCAGTGATCGTCCGCGCTCCTGCAAGCACGCAGGAAGCTTTGATCGCGCTCCATATTCCGTCTGATTTGCATCCGGCAATAAAGGCGGTGTATGCGCCCTTTACGCCATCCTCCAACGCTTGGCCGTCTGCGGTTTCGACGGCGGCGATATACGCCAACGCATCAGGGTCTGGTGCTAAAATCGTCGGCACGCGGAGGGGGGAGAGTTGGCCGTATAGTGGACTAAGCATAATTCAAATTCCCCTTGTTCGACCACGCGCCGGTGGCGGATTGCTCCGAGAGGACATCGCCTGCGGAGTTGGTGGAAATTTTGTAGATGGTCCAGGCAGTGGAGTCCTCGCCGGGGCCGGTGGCGGGGTAGTCTTCCCAGGCGAGGCGCCCGAGGTAGAGGTCGTCGCCGTCCGCAGCGTGCAGGAGTTGGTAGTCGCTGGGGTCGCGGGGGCGGGCTATTCTAAAAACTTCGTTGTTGTGGTCTTTGCTGAAAAGGCGGCGGTCGGCGAGGTTGAGGGCCAGGGAGCCTTGCGCCACTTGCGCGGCGGTGGGGACTCGGCCTGAAACCGTGCTTCGCAGGAGTTTTATGACCGTGGCCATGAGGGAAGTTTTAAGTTTTAAGGATTAAGTTTTAAGAAAGGGCCCCTGGGGCGGCGGGCGGGTTGGAACCGCACCGCCGCTGTGGGGAGGGAGGGGAGCTATTAGAAGCTGCCGCCGTCGATTTCTGCCTCGATGGCGCCCAAACGCGAATCGAGCGAATTTTCGGCTGCTGTGGCGCGGGAAATCTCGCTGTTCAGCGAGTTGGTCACTGCGGTCACTGCTGAGGCACGATCCGTGATCTCTGTCGCCAAATTGGCGGCGATGACGCCTTCAGCGGCGGTCGCACGCGAGATTTCGCTGGAGAGGTTCGAGGTCAATGTGGAATCAGCACTCGTGCGAGCGGAGGTCTCTGTGGAGAGATTGCCTGCAACGGTGTTGATGTTCGATTGGACGGTCGTGATGGCAGCAGCGCGGTCGCTGATCTCGGTGGCGAGATTGGCGGCGATGACGCCTTCGGCTGCGGTGGCGCGGTTGACTTCGGCTGTGAGAGCCGAGGAGGCGCTGGAAGCGAGGCTGGTGATGGCTCCGTTCAAGCTGGAATCTGCGCTCTGGAAAGCGCTCACAACCTCTGTCAAGCTATCGAGGGCTGCGCCGTCAACATTCGAGAGAACATTGTCGATGCGGGTTCCGAGGGCTTGCTCCGCTGCAACGGCACGGGAGTTCTCCGAGGAGATTGCCGATGTGCGGTTGCTGGTCTCGGTAGCGAGAGCGGCTGCGGTCGCGTAGTGGCTTCCGCCCACTGGCACCACCGATGAGCCGGTTCCAAGGTAGAGAACGCCGTCTACGGCGTTGTATGCTGGCTCGCCCGAAAGCAAGCTGGAGGGGGCTCCGGCTGCGCCGGTAAGTCTGCGTTTGATTCTGATATTTGCCATGATGTTTTAGGGGTATTGGGGTTGTTCTGCGGGGTTAGTCCTAAAACTCACCGCCGTCCGAATCGGCGACGATGGGTATGTAGGAAAGGGTTTCGACATCCCAACGGTGTGGGAGGTTGGTATCTGCGGGAAAGTAAATGCGGCCGACCAAGCCAGGCGCGGGGAAGTCGGCGACGGCGGGGAAAGTCTGCACATCGTCGAACTCGTCGGGAATCATCGAGCCGGAGACTTGGCC